CCGGTGGATTCTCCCGACTTTCGTTCCTTGTTAGTCGTTGGTGATGATCGCACTTACAATGATCAGCTCACAGATCCTGGCGAATCTTTCCGCTTCCATAAGACTTCGCCTCCCCAAAAATACGAGATTTCTCGACAACCCTCCTTCGTTTCTTTAGTGGTTTCCTCTCGTGGTGTTTTCAAAGATCCACTGCTCCTTCATTTGCGTCTGGTCTATCATGACGTAACCAACAATCTTTCGGAAGTTTTGCCCAGTTATTATTTGGAACATTTGGTCGGTTACAAGACCATTTTGACTCATCCAGAGCTCCTTTCTGAGATGCAGCTCGAAGCTTTCGATCTTAACTGCCGATATTTCACCAAACACCACAATTTCATTCCAGGATTCTTGCTGGGAACGTTCAACGCCGCCCTAACACCTCTCATTAATTTATTTGCCCCGGGTAGACGTCCACTCTTTTTACGTTTGCGCGCAGCTTTCCGTAACTCTGACCCTACATTCTCTGATCTGCTTGGTTCTCTTCCTGGCGTTTGGGACCAGCCTAACATTCATTTGGTGCTTCAATTGTTCAATCTGTACGTAGGTCAACGCTCCTCTCACCATCCCAACTCTGTCGATCGTCCACCCATCACCTATGAACTACTCGAACATTTGTCGCTCCCAACAAGAGACCATTAATGAGCTACGCCAACTCGTTCGCACGCTTCAGGCAACCAACCCGGGTCAGCAGCCTGGTGCCAGAGACCCCCCCATCATCTCCGGATCCGGAATCACAACCTACTGCGGCATCGCGTTCAACTACCGCTATACCGGACCCGACCACTCGCGCACCTACACGATTACCTGCCTCAATGCCTCCTTCCACCAGCCCACAACGCACACAGGGAACACAATCAAGGCTACCGCAAGAGCTGCCTTCGAATGCTGTGGTCACATTCTTGCACAAGGCCGTCCTGAGCCTCCTTCTTTACCGGGCCGATCTTGCTCCCACCCCTGTCTTAGCTGCTCTCTTGGGTCAATCTGATATCTATTTTACCGAGATATCACCACCCGTCCAATCTTTAGCTTCTCCTGATCCTCCCCCGAAAGACCTTCCTCTTCCATCCGCCAGTTCTTCCGAAGCCGTTTACCATGGCGAACCCCAACGCAGTCAACGCAAGCACCACCGCTAATGTCAATGTATCCAAAGTCGGGCTTAAGGAGCTACTTCCAGTAGTGGGCCAGTCTGAAGATCGTTGGATTCCCGGTTCCTCCACACTCATTAACACAGGTAACACCGATCCCAATGGTGCTTACACAGCCGATCTCGTTTCCGTCGT